GCTACTATGTCTGAAAAGCACTCACATGAGGCGCTCAAAGGCCAGCTAGAAATCAACAAGATGGAAGCTGCACATAAGTCGTTATTTGTAGCGGGATGGCGACCTGCTATCGGCTGGATCTGTGCATTAGGGCTGCTGTACAACACCATTATTGCCAACATAATCAGCATCTGGGTAGCTGTACCAGAGGTAGATACAACGCTTCTTGTGCCCGTTATGATGGGTATGCTCGGGTTGGGCGCTATGCGTTCCTACGAGAAAGTTAACTCTGTCGCACGGGAAAAGTAATGGGCGAGCTAATTGAAATGATAAAGCGCCATGAAGGCGTTAAATCTAAGGTCTACAAATGTACGCAGGGTTTTGAAACCATAGGCGTAGGGCGCAATATCAGCGAGTCTGGCCTTGGGCTATCTGATGACGAAATAGATTACCTACTACATAATGACTTAGAGCGTTGCCATCAAGAACTGCGAGATGCGTACTATTGGTATGGCGGCCTGAACAAGGCAAGGCGAGATGCTATGGTCGATATGTGTTTCAATCTAGGTATCACGCGGCTGCGTGGTTTTGTGAACGCTTTGGAGGCAATGTCTCGAGAACAATTTGATATTGCAGCCGATGAGTTTATGGATAGCCGCTGGGCAAAACAGGTGGGTCGAAGAGCCGAAGAGGTGACTGAAATGATTAGATCTGGGGAGTATCAATAATGGCTAGAGGCGGCCCTAGTACAGGTGGATCAAAAGGCGGGGGGAGTATTGTTCCCACTAACCAGCCGACTATGGGCGGTAGATTTGGCACTCTTGGCGGCCCCGGTTATGGCCCTAATCCATTAGGTTCTGCTGGCCCAAGAGGGATCGTGGCGGGCGATTATACCTATGGGAAAGGTCTGCCTAGAAGATTTCCTAGCCAACAACCCAGATATCCAATGCCCAGAAATCCTTACAGTCAACCGCCAAGTCGTTATGGCAGGACGCAAGGCCCAACAGGGTTGGGTGGTTTTTTATCTAGACAACCAGCAATAAGCCAAAGGCAGATTGATCCTGCTACAGGATTTCCTGCTAGACCACAGCCGTATGGCGCGGTTATGGGCCGTCCCGATTTTGGATCTATTGGTCGCAACGCATCAAAAGGAAAGAGCGGCTCTAAAGGTGGGGCAAGCACTGTTAATCCTTCTAGACCGGAGAATGTTCAAGGTATATCCGACGTATTTATGGAGGGTGTAGAAAATGCTCAATTGCTTGGCAATAATGCGCCCCAAGCGCGTGAGGGCCAAATAGCAAGGTTCCCAGGATTGACTGCCCCGCCATCACCGACGTTTGGCAACAATCCACCGCAAAGCCCAGCAGTGCCGGAAATTGGAATGATCCCTCGTGGGGGGCGAGAGTTTGATAGGGCACGAAAGTCTGAAACAGGATCGCCTCCTCCAATGATCGACGCAGGCCAATATCTAAGAACAGGCAGACTTCAAACCCAAGGCCCAGAGCGTTCGATGGGTCGATTTCAATCTCAAGGGCCAGAAAGCTTAATGAGAATGGGTAAAGCGCCAAACATAAGACCAGCGATGAACGTCGGTAAGGCAACGGGTGGCCCTGTAGGGTTAGCTTCGTTGATTGGTCGATACTAAATGACTCTGGCGAAAGTACAGTTCGCCCCAGGCGTTAACAAAGAGGGAACCGAGTACACAGCCGATGCTGGCTGGTTTGACTCTGACAAGATCAGATTCAGGCAAGGCCGAGTAGAAAAGATTGGCGGTTGGACTAAGTACTCTGATCAAAGCTTCCTTGGTGTGTGCCGTTCGCTCCATCACTGGTCTTCGCTTGAGTCAATTAGCTATCTTGGGATTGGCACCAATCTAAAGTTTTACATAGCAGAAGGCTCTGGATACACCGATGTCACACCGATTAGGCTGACATCGGGAGCGGGTGATGCCACCTTTGCAGCAACCAACGGCTCTTCAACGATTACCGTCACTGAAAATGCACACGGTGCAGTGGTCAATGACTTCGTCACTTTCTCTGATGCAGCATCTTTGGGTGGCAATATAATTGCATCGGTCTTGAATCAGGAATATCAGATTGCTTCTGTGCCCACGACAAACACCTTTACTATCGTGGCAAAAGACACCAGCGGTGCGACTGTAACCGCTAACGCAAGCGACAGTGGTAATGGCGGCAGTTCAACGGTTGCGACGTATCAGATAAACACAGGCTTAAACACATTTGTTCAAGGCACGGGTTGGGGTGCAGGGACATGGGGTTCTGGCACTTGGGGTAGCTCTAGCAGTGTTTCTGCTGACGGTCAGTTGCGTCTTTTTAGTCAAGACAACTTTGGTGAAGACCTGATTTTTAACATTCGAGGTGGTGGCATATTTTACTGGGACGAGTCTTCCGGTACTGGGGCGAGGGCAGTCAACGCTACAACCTTGGGCGGTGCCTCTAATGTACCAACTGTCGCATTGCAGGTTTTAGTTTCTGATATAGATCAGCATGTCATAGCCTTCGGCACAAACCCGATTGGTTCATCCAACATTGATCCGCTGTTCATACGCTTTTCAGATCAAGAAAACGCTGCCGACTGGACACCAACGGCAACGAACACTGCTGGCGGTGTGCGAATAAACTCCGGCTCCCAGATCGTTGGCGCTGTTCAAACAAGGCAAGAAATCCTTGTGTTTACAGATGTCAGCCTTCACTCAATGCGGTTTGTGGGTGCCCCGTTTACATTCCAGTTTGCAACGCTAAGCACTGACATATCCATGATTTCGCCTAACGCGGCGGTAAACGCTAGAGGTTCGGTCTACTTCATGGATTCAGGTGGTTTCTACGTCTACAACGGGTCAGTCCAGCCACTACCGTGTAGCGTAAAAGAACATGTCTTTTCTAATCTTAACAAGGGCCAAGCGTTTAAGGTGTTTGCTGCTGAGAACAATGACTTCTCAGAGGTTATATGGTTCTACCCTGTGGGCGAAGGTGACACAGAAATCACGAACTATGTATCGTATAATTACGCAGAGAATCTGTGGGCTGTTGGCACATTGGATAGAGGCACTTGGATGGGAACGTCAAAGAACTCAAATCCTATCGCTTCATCTGTAAACACTGGGGTGACGGATGCTAATTATCTGTATAACCAAGAAACTGGCTTTGATGATGATGGGTCTGCAATGACCGCGTTTGTTGAGTCAGGAGACCTTGAGATTGCTGAAGGTGATCGTTTTATGATGATCAGCAGAATCATTCCTGACTTCAGGTTCAGCGGAGCCACCGACGCCGCGTCAATCGACTTTACGATTAAGGGCAGCAACTTCCCCTTAGAGACCCCAACAACACAAGCTACTGCGACTGTTACACCTAGCACCACTCAATCAAACATAAGGACTCGAGCTAGGCATGCTGTTGTTCGAGTTGAAAGCACAGGCTCTGGCTTTGGGTGGCGACTAGGTGATCTACGATTTGATATGAGACAGGACGGTAGGCGGTAATGGCGACTAGACAGAATCCACTGCCGGTGCCTGCCCCAGAATACGACGTTGGCAATGAGGCAATCACTCGCAGAACAATCGAACAGGCTATGGATCAGATCGAAAACGATGTGATTCAGGCCAAGACTCAGGGCGATAAGACAGGATCGCTTGCTATGCGTAGGTTCCAGTTCTTGTTGATGGGTGCATCGTGACAGACGTTATCAAGGTATTGGGCCAATCAAACCCAAGTGCAACAACATCAACAACCCTGTACACCGTACCCAATCTAGCGCAGACGACAGTTAGCTCTTTAGTTATATGCAACTTTGGCTCAAACCAAGGTTCATTTAGAGTTAGCGTTCATGTTGGCGGTGCGGCGGATGACGATAAGCAGTTCTTATTTCACACAGAATCTTTGGCAAACCACACCACTAAAACAGTGGTGATTGGCATGTGCTTAAACCAGACAGATGTAATAAAAGTTTATGCGAGTTCGGGAGATTTCGCGTTTAACCTCTTCGGAGTGGAGACCAGCTAATGAACAACCCAAACATGTTCCCAATGCAGCCTATGGCTGAGCAGATGGCCCAGCAAGGCCGATACGGCGACAGCATGATGGTTCACATGAACCCGATAGAGGTGGCTGGTATAGCCTCTCTGTCGCCCACAGGGCAACTCACAACCAACCCGATGACGGGGCAGCCGGAGGCTTTCTTGCCTTTCCTTGCTCCACTGCTGGGTAGCGTTCTTGCTCCTGGGGCTTTCACTGCTTTAGGTACAGGCTCGCTTCTTGGGGGTACGGCTCTTGGGACTGGGCTTACGGCGCTGGGTAGTAATGCTGCTTTGGCTAGTGCTGTTGGTTCTGGTCTGGCTACTACGGCTGTGACCGGCGACCTTAAAGAAGGATTGCTGTCTGGGTTGACTGGCTTTGGAGTTGGAAAAGCCTTTGAAGCTGGAGCAAAAGCAATTGCAGGAACAGAGCAGTTAGCAAAAGAGGCTGCAACTGCCGCTAAGACGGCAGATTCAGCAAAAGCGGCTGCGTTGGCTGCTGACCCAACACTGACTACGGAAGCTTTGACTAAGCTCCCATCTGTTGCCGAAGCTGGCGTTGCGGATCAAGCAGTAAAAGATTCTTTGATGGCAGCAAAAGAAATGGCCCCTACTGATGTCATTAGGCGAGGGGGTCTTGCAGATTCTGCAAAGGGATTATTGAATCCAATGGCAGCAGCACCTATAGCTATAGGCGAAGGTCAACGTGCTGCGTTCAGGCAGCAGGACGCGATGGATCGTATGTACGGTGAGCGAGCAGCAGAGAAGGAGCAAGACCTTCAG